TAAGCCGTAACGCCTCCAGGTTTCAATCCCTGCTGTATTGGTGTATTTTGGCTTATGGTTTCAATCATGCGCTGCTTATGCTCTTTGTAGTTACTGACGGATGCCGGAACCTTTGCGCCTGTTCTGTCCCTCATCCCGGTTATGTCGTTGACTTCGATAGCTGCGCCACCCTTGGCGTTGGTGGTTTCGTATGCCGCTAACTGTTGGGCTACTAATGCGCCTTTGTTGTAATAAAAGCCGCCTAACCCTTCTTTGCTCATAGCCTCTATTTCTATCTCGTCGGCTTTGTTGTGCATCAATTGGGGTATGATTACATTTTTAACCTCACCAAATCCCCATGGGCTTTTTTCATCATGGTAAAGAACTTTGTAAACAAATGGATATAAGCCATCATCATAAATATAGGGCTTATACTCAAGGAATACCTGCGCTGTCACATTGGCTACGTGTATGCCATCAATCTTGCCCTCTGCCATATCTCGATATCGCTGTGCTTTATACGGGTCGGGCGGTTTATCCATAACCTTCAACTCGGCTTCTTGAGCTTTCTTTAAGCACTCTTTCTTGAAGTCGTCAGGTATCCATTTGGGCTTACCTCTGTGCCAATGCTCTATTAGTGTAGCCTGTCCATGCTCCTGGCCTTCTTCATCCTCTGTATCCTCGTCAGTATCCACCAGTAAACCTTTTTCTTCCCATCTTTCGCGGAAGTATTCAAGTTTACGGCGTAGCTTTCGATTGATAAAGCCGCAGTCTTGCAAGCGTTCCTCAAGATCAAGGATGGCAGGGTCAGGGAAAAACTCTTTGCGTTTGATCTGTAATAACCTTACCTCACCAATCCAGCGATTAGGGCCATTACCTCCTGTCCAGTCAGGGTCCCATAAGACTGCTCCGATAACCGGGCCATGCTGTAGGAAGTCCATGGTCAGCTTCTTCCATAGCGCTGGGAATTTGTTTTTGTCATTAATGGCTGCGCTTACATGGGTCAGTTTTTCGGCTAGTGCAGTATCATTCTCGTCCCCGTCATCGCCCGTCTCTATGACAGTCTCAGGCGTGTTTGCAGTCAACGAAGCGTGAATGTTTATGACTGCGGGCATTATGAAGTTGTCAACGCTGTTAGGTCTAAGCTTGCGGGACTTACGCGACCTGTAGGCAATTGTGGTGCTCCACTGATCGCCGGTGAACATTTTATACTCATCGTCCCACTCGACCTCTACATTATCCTTCTGCGCCTCGGCTTTGGTCTGCCCGGTTTGGATCTCAACTAAGTATTTGCTTTCTTTTGGGGTGTTGGGGGTCTGCTTAGTTAATCCTAGCTTTTGTAGAGATTCATCTATCTTATCTTTGATGGTCATTTAATTCACCCCCGGCCCGAGCTTATACCAACTTACAATATATTTTGGGTTTATGTGGATTTCATCAATGTATCCGTTTTGGAACTGATATGCGTTTTCGATTACCCAAATAGGTGTATCTTCTCTCCACTTCCCATAACAAAAATAAGTATCATGTATAGTTTTAAGAAGATATATTTCATGGGTTTGGGCCAGCATCATTAATTGGCTCATTGTTACTGTGTTCCATCTGCTCTCGTCTACGTCAAATAGTCTTCTTAATTTATTCATTCTCTCAACTCCCTTACTGCCATGTGGGGTTTAAACTCTCATCCTCAGGCGGCTTCTGCTTCTCCGGTAGCGCATCCCTTATCCAATCGGGCAGGCTTGGCATAGTGAACGGTTGTGGTGTGCCTGTCCTGCTCGCTCCCAGTCTGCAGCCAATCCATAGGCAACTGCCTCCCCACAGGGCGAAGCCTGCCAGCATCATTAACATTTGGGTGAATGTAAACATATAATTCCTCCTTAATCGAACCATGTGTTTGTGCCATCCTCGTACATCCAGGCTTCTTCCGGGTAGTCTCTATCGTCTGGTTTTATCGGTACAGATGGGCATGGTCTGCCAGCTATAAAATACCTAATAGCATCCGGGCCATGCGTCAACTCGTGTGGCTCTGTCGCTACATCGTTTGGGTTCCTTTCGTCTCTCTGTAGCTGTGGTAATGTCCTAATTAGGTTCGTGCAATTCTTAAATATAACCAAGCTTGCTGTCTTTATGCCCTGTTCATCATCGTAAGGCTTTAACCACTCTTTGAAGTTGTACCATCCCTGTACCCTATTATTGTCGGCCTTGGTCAACCATACATCATTGTCGCCAAACAGTTCCTTCGCGCTCTTGCCTGTCTCTTGCCTACGATTCCATAAATCAGGTGGTGCGAGAGTGGAATATATGTCCTCACTTTCTAAGGTCATACGCTTAATCGCTTTGGCCGCATCTGATATAATCAGCCCTGATTGATACAGCTCCTTGTAAACATATGCCTTGCCGTGTGTGTCTGTGGCTATCCAGTAAACCGCCAACATATCAAGGCCATAATCAAGGGCAATATATCTTAACCAGTGAGAAGGGATGTCAATAGGCTCAATAACGTGTATATCTGTCCTAAATTCATCGAAGTAAGCCCCTCCAGGTATGCCGTATTCTCCTAACCCTACGACTTTATACCTCTCGGGGTTAGTAAACTCCAAATCCTCAATCTTTTGGCGGTCAGCATCATCAAGCCATTCGTTGCATCTAAAGGTTGTAGTTAATCGGAACGTGTTGGGGTATTCATTATCCCAATACCTGTCTTTAGTCCAATGGCTGTTTATCCATGGGTTATAAGTAAGCGTTACCTGTTTCCATAATCCTTCTGGCTGTTCACCACGGATAGCCTCGTCAAATGTGTCGAAGTCGTCTGCGCTATCCAGTTCGTATGCCTCTTCTATCCAGGCCCAACATAATACGCCAGTATCAACGGTTATTGAAGTAAGCTTGAGCGGATCGTCAAAGCCTCTGAATAATATCTTCTGCCCAGTCTTGATATAAGTACATTCCAAAGGGCTTAGCGTAAACTTCCATTTGTCAAATACTCCAAGCCTCTTAGCTGCCCATTTAAGCTGTGCGAAGGTGCTGTCTTTATGTGTGTTGAACGTTTTTCGTACTACCACCGCATTAGCAAGCGGATATTTCATAATGTTGTAGATATACCAAAGGGCAGTCGTTGTGCTTTTCTTCGAGCCACGACCGCCCTTTAAAACCCTGTATCTTTTTTTTGTATGCCAGAAGGAAGCGTATCCCTTGCCGACTATATCCGGCAGATAGATTTCTTCAGTCCTCAAGTCTATCATCACCTTTAAAAATAACCATATTGCCATTTAAGTTCATATTTTCGGTAAACAAGCCATATCTTTTCCCAAGGTCAACTGCTGCAGCTCTGCGCTCTTTCACTGGCGTTTCAAGCCCTAACTGGTCTAGCACATTACCCCTCATAACATCAGTAAGAAATTCTAATACTTCATCCTGGTCAGCTATGCGCTTTTTGTCCTTGCTTGCCAGTCTTTCTTGTATATAAGCCTTAATTCCAACATTGTCCAAGAGCTTATAAGACTGAGCCTTTGCATAATTCTCGCTATACCCTGCCTTAATAGCGCTCTCATAAGCGTTTAAAGTTTCTATGTAGTAATCAGCAAATGCCTTTTGTCTCTCATTCATTCGCTCTCACCACCATATATTTTAATAAGTCGATGGAGTTTTTAAACTCATGGGTAATTGGTATACTCACAATCTTTTCCTCTCCGGTTTTCTTGTTTTTTTTAGGTCCTTTTAACCAGAAGGTAAGTTTATAGCGAGAATAGATATTATTAAACTGTTTCGAATATCGCTGTTCTTTAATTAGTGAAACATCATGCCCGTTCATATTTAGTTTTAAAAGTAATAGTTTAATATTTCTATCTACGTTCATTAGTTTCACCTCACATTTTAGAAGAAAGAAAAAGAAGCAAAAAGAAAGAAGGTATCCTCTTTCAAGATTCATCTTTCACCTTTCAGTAATAGGGATTCAATATAAGGGATTCAGTAATAGGTAATAGGGATTCAGCTAGGCTTGTATGGTTCTAGTACCGTACTTGCACCAGACTTGCATCGGGCTTTTATGTGTAAGGGTCGGGTAATCCCT